TAGCACCTTTTACAATGCCAGATGGATCGTGATAGTAAAACCTTAGCTTATCCCCATCACGATATACTTTAAATTTCTCACAAGTTTTTTGACTGATCTTGCGTTTCTGCAACCGTTCGGCTGAGCCTTTGATCTGCACAATAGAGTTAGTGTGAATGTGTGTTATTATTTCCTGTCCATCAGTGTAAGTATGGCATACAAAACAATAGCCATGGCCATCTGTATAGATACTATTACCATCAGATGAGCCACAACTATTACATGGTGCATGTCTTACAAACTCAGAGGAGCCAGTCGATTGGGATATTGTGGAATGATGTCCACGGTATGTTATGTTTGTCACACCATTTAGCGTATGTCGTCTTTGATCCTTTACTAATTTTATTGTAGGGTGCTTGAAAGACCATACGTAAATCAAGTTCAGGGTGTTGTTCTTTTACGTTCTTAATCTTACGTCTATCTTCAGGCTCCCAATATCCTTTACATTCTAAATATATCCCATTGGGTAATAAAAAATCAGGAGTGTAGATATGTTGGATGATGTATGGAACCTTAGTAGATTCGTATTCATACTTAACACCCAACTCACACATAAGATCAGCTACTCGTTCTTCAAGTCCTGATCGAAAAGCCATTAGAAATCATCGTCCTCTACTGTTTCAGATGGCGTTACATTAGGCTCACTAGCCTTGAACCCTTCAGTTTTACCAAAGAGTGCTGCAACGTCTTCTGTAGACATGTCTCCAGTATCTACACCTGCTGCTGTATTAAGAGACACCAATTGTACACCAACCAATTTAAGGCTTGTGCCATACGTAACTCCATCACGGAGGATATACGGCTTCTGATAGAACGCAAGCTTAACACGACTACCAGCATACAAAGGTGTATTGTCATCAGTAATATGCGTCCCTTCAGTATCGACAACAGGTGGACGAGATTCTTCATTCCAAGAAAACTTTACTTTGTATTGTCCTTCAGTAACTTCTTCCCAAGGTTCAGGCTTAAGGGTAGAACGCTTAGGATTCTTCAGTTTAGTTTCAGCCCACTTAAGGGATTCAATACGATCGTCTTCCAGTACATCAACCATGGATTGATCAACTAGAGCAGCAAGTGAATAACCAAACTTACTTGGTTTCAGTACAGCTTGATAACCTTCAAGGACTACAGGCTGTTCGGTTTTGTGGATTGTACGTGGCATTTTAACAGAAAAAATAAGTGGAATCAATTACGGAGCTAGGTTCTAGATCTCCAATAATCGGTGGGTCAGTCTCCGCGCCTATCTGGTCAGCGAAGTCTTGCAAGTAATTGTGTTCGGCAAAGAGGTGCATATATGTCTCTCGTACAATTGCACTGAGAGAAGACATGTCGGTAGCACGACACAATACAGAATCATGAATGAGAGCGATCGGTGCATTGAAAGCCAATGCGCTGAAGTGGAGCAAGGAAGCATCAAGTGAATGTATTAAGTTAGGCGCTGTTGCATTCTTGTGGTGTTGTTTGTCAACCTTGTCACTATCTTGTGTAGCAACCCGTAATTGACAACGACCAAGTAACTGTAACTCAATCTGAATTGTTTCTTTCTTCATGAGTTTTTGAGTGACAACAAAACCTGATGGTGTAGACCATGTTAGTTCTGTTTTACCTAAGTCGATTGCTTTAGCAACCTCCTCTTCAATCCAACTCATGACAGCCATAGGACCAGGTACGACCTCATCCATAGCATTTCTAACAGCGATGACAGTTTTTGTCAAGTCATCTTTATCAATCTCAATACCTTTTTCAAGTAGTGCGTCCTTAATGTACCCACGGTTACTGAAAGGCTTTGCATTATATGGTACGGTCATCACTACTCTTTTGACCACCTTTCTATCCATATAATTACGAATAGAACTAGGACAAAAAGGAGTAGCAGTTTTAGCTACGACAGCATAAGCATCCTGTGGTTTATCAGACGGTAATACGTTAACAAGACTAGCAGTATTTTTATCTTTAGCGAGGCCTGCTAATATCTGAAGCCCACTACAAGTAGCGTCTGTGGCTATAGGCAAGCTTGTAAAATGACGATCACACTTAAGCACACAATGATAATACTCATCACATGCTGAAAGAAACTGCCATGGCTCATCTGCTGCTTCCCATTCGTGAATGTGTAAGATAGGATCACTAGCGACACAAGTTATAAGATGAGTATTATTCTTTACCCAATCTAATCTTTCTTGCATCGTAGCTTTATCTAGACCATAAGTAGTAGCTACTTGAAAGGCTAACCAGTCTTCAGCTTCAGGAGTCATGTAAGCTGGTTCAGCAAAAGACAATAAACTTTTTCCAAAGTCTGTGTCTTGTGGTGTTAAGAATGCAGGAATTGGGTAAGCTCTACCTCTGTAATCAAAAGACCAAGGAATAAAGAATTTATCTTTACCTTTAAATCTTTGTACAGCTTCCATTGTCATTCTTGTTCTACATGACTTCTTAAACTCTTGAGCTTGTAGATTGTAAACTTCAGCAGCTTGTCTATTATAACTATGACGAGCTTCTTTATTAGTTTCTATATCTACAGGTTTAGGAGGTAAGTCATGATGAATAATAGGGAGAAACTTACCGACAGCTCGTTCCAATCTATCTAGTTCTTCCGCTACACCCACAATAAAGGGATTTAGACGGTAAGCAACCTTCTGAATTCGGTTCAAAAACTCAATAGGTCTCTCTCCCTGTATACGTAAGGGGTTACCGCGACGTACCATAGAATGACCACGCATCACCTCATTTAGGATGTAACCGCCACATTTTTCATGTGTCCAGTCATTAGGTTCGATGAGCATTGGCCAAGCAAGTGGGCTGAATAACTCAGCATCACGCATTACTGCGTCCTTGATCTCAAGAAATTCTGGAGTTGGTACAACGTATTGGACAGTTTTTCTGCCTTCTCGTTGTATGTCTTTTGTGAACCACCCGCTACTTTGCATGATGCAGTCAAGTAACCAGCCTCCAAGTTTAATGCGATTAGCTCTGCCCCATGCATTCCATTGTTTAACTTCATAGCGATTCATCAAAGTACGGATCACAACTATTTTCTGTTGTGTGCCTATTGAACGATGCCAATAGTTCTCTTTTAGTGTGTGTAGTAAGCCTGGTGCATGTGTTTCGTAGTGTCTCATTTGACACTCTTGCTCAACAGCAAGACCAATAGCATCACACACATTAACTGCTTCATTGCTTCTGTCTTTATATGAAAAGACTTTATCAAACGTTAGTTTAACAGCTAAAGCAGCAGCAGCTAAAGGTTCAACATCAGCAAGATATTGTTGTATTTCTTTGAATGCTTTACCTGCTTGTCCTTTAGTTAGCCTAGCTGTAGTGTTTTCAATACGTGCAACCACAAGAGGCAACAAGGTATCGATAGAAGCAGTTCCGTATACAGTAGCAGACGCATACGATTTATTTTCTAAGTCGTAGGTGTTTTTATGCAAACGCTTGAGACCTTGTGAAATAGCATCACGCTCAAGCTGGATCTGTTCGTCAATCTCTGCTGGTGTTGGCAATAGGCTCCTCCGCTGCGTCCTTGGTAAGCGTGTATGTGAAATCGTAGCATTGAGCTAGTTCAGGGTAGTCCTCACTAAACTCTTCAAATTGTTCAATCGTAATCATGCTCATTTGTTCTTTTTGGTGGGTTAAATTGTAATGCTTCTTCAGTACAGACAATAAACTCTGTACCTTTTTGCATTAGTTGTCTTACCTTTTTTTCTGCTGACTTGGGTTGTTGATATGTATACTCTTTGATTTTACCGTTAGGTTTTGTTTCTCTGATGATACAAAATACTGAACTAGGTAGTTGCCAACCATGGAGCTTCCAATCATTGAACTCTTCGTATGTTGGTGCATAAAGAAACTCATCAGGAACTTCTTTCCACTCTCTCCAGTTGTTTGGATAGTAAGGCTTTTTACCACTCATAATCATCTAAGATAATGTTTTTTACGTTACATGATCCTCCGGACAATTCAGCAGCAGCCCAAGCAGCATGCTCTAAATTGGGTGCAAGTAAAAACCGCACCTGATCATCTAGTGTTGTGGTGTAACGCCAAGTTTTAGGACGTTCAGATTCTTTACGCATGGCAATCATAGGATATCAGTAGGTTTGATGAACTGTGCTTTCAGAGCTTCTGAACGCTCTTTTAGCTTCTTTAGTTGTCTTTGTACCCACAGCGTTTGAAAGCCTGCTGTAGGGGCATGTGGACGTGTCTCAGGTGTCATTACTTTTTACCGTAGTAGCGTGAGGTGATACGATTGGATCGTTGATATACTGTTGCCGTGGCAAATAAGCCTAACATGCCGACAACAGCTAGGATGATTGTGGTTTCTGTAGGCAAAACTGCGTCCTTGGGAGTGCTAGTGAA